ACGCTTCGCCAACGTCCGCCACGGACTTGCGCGCCAGCAGGTTATTCGCAACCAGCGTACGAATTGAGAGTTCCGTGTTCTCAAGTGTCCGGGCAAAGCGCAACCCTTCGCCGTAAAACGCGGCAAATCCTGAACTAACAGCCTGAAGCGCACTGGAAAGTGCACCGATAGATTGCGTTACAAGCGTGACCGCAGCGTTGGCTGTCTGGAGTGCGTTGGAAATTCCTTGAATCCCGGCGAGATTATCAAGGCGGATTGAGCCAAGCGCTTGTGCCGTCTGGCGAAGCGAACGAAGCGACGCTTCTACAGACGCGACAGCGCTTTTAGCCGTCTGCTCACCCGTAGTCTTCAGTGCAATAAGGAATTGCAAACGGTCGGTCGCCAAGGTATTCTCTCCTCACACCCGGACAAGGTAGCGCGGCTTCGGCTTCCTCAGCCGTCTCCAGTCCCACCAGTAGCCGCGCTACCCCCTCTCAACCAACGTTGCGCTGGCTTACTGCCAAGTGCGGCCGCCGCGCCAATCTGCACAGCTAACGCAGCGTCACGCAGTTCCTGCAGCCGCAATAACGCAATCTCTGCGTAGTACCGTTGCGCCTGCTGCAAGGTCAGGTTGCCTACTTCTTCGTAAGTGAAGCCGCTACGCACTAGCGTAACGACAAGCCGGTCGAGCGTTATTCGCTCTTTAGCGCTGGCGTTGTCGGGAAAAAACCAGCATCACCCCCGTTGTTCAACTCGGCAATCAGCGGCGCAAGTCTGGCGGCTTCCACTAATGTCACGTCAGGAAATTCACGCTCGAACTCTTCGGGCGTCATCCATAACGCACCCGCCAGCAGGATATAGAGCTGCGACGGGTCGTCTTCGAGTGCAGCTTGAACTCGCAGCACCCGCGTGGCGTCTTTGAGACGCACGGGACGCAGCGTCACCGTGCGTCCGCATAAAGTTGCCGTTTTGGTTGGGACTTCCATTATTCAACCTCGAGAATATTGAAGTACTCGCCGAAGTTCGTGTAGTTCGTGCCGGTGCTGTAGTTCGTGTCTCTCAAAACCGCGCCCTTCAAGGTGAACATTGTCGGGTCGTCATTGAGGAGCATCAAGCTTTCGGTCGCATTGAATGCAAACCGGTAAATCGTCACGTTGACGCGCCTCGATTGCGCCGCGACGTTGATGCCGTCAATTTCTAGCCACAGCTCCGGCGGAGCGGTGTCGTTGAGTGCAGGGATACGAGTTTGTGCGGCGTAGTTGTAGGTAACGCTTGGTGTTCCGCTAACAGCCGTCAAAAAACGAATTCTTCCTGTTTTTGCGTCCTCTAGTACGTAATTCGTACCTTCGGTTAACCCGGTAATAGCTAGGCTAGTGATATTCCCGAATCGCGTCCGGTAATATGTTCCAGCAGTAATTCCAGCAGGCAAGTTTTCGCCAGTTGAAACGTTACCCGCGGCAATGTCGAGAAAGTTCCCCTTAATTGCTAGCGCCAGGTTCCGCTTGTCGTACTCGTCAAATTCGAGTGTGGCATTGACTTTCAAGCCGAACTGATAGCGGTTGTCCATGATGCGCAAACCGCTCGTGGACTCCAAGTGCTCGATAATGTTTGTTTCCGTCTCGATGGAGCAGGAGCGTGCATTACCCAGATACCGGCGCGGTCCCGGCTGTCCGGTTACGGCGTCCCTCACGGCGTAATACACCTTCCCCTGCAGGTGCAAGTAGCGTCCCATTTTCAGTCACCTCCGTACGGAAATTGCCGGGTTCCGGCGTGAAAACCTGCCGCCAACCGGCAGCTAAGAATTGCGGTAACGCACGCGCGTCAATCGCAGCGTGAACGTTGCTTTCAGGGTCAAAAACTTCAACCAAATCGCTCACGACACCCTCCAGTACAAGCTCAACGTCAGGTCAATTTGCGCCGTCAGGTAGTGGACGCGGGCACTGCCCGTAGCGGCTGCGCCAAGCTGGATTTCTGCTTCCAGTGCTTCCACCCGGCGCAGGACGTTCGTTCGCGGGTCGGCGTCGTCCAATCCGAAGCGCGGCGGAAAAAGCAAATGACGGAAAACGTCGTCCAGCCGCTCGTGAAACTCAGAGTGCGCCTGTACGCCTTTGACGCTTTCCGCGTAAACAACCCGATAGACCGCCTCGCCGGTCGTCATCCCGCTGTGATCGCACGTCAGACGCACTCGCAGCCGGTCAATCACCGCCGACCGAACGGCAGACTGGTCAGTAACCGGAGCAAGCACTGGCGTGCCATCGGCGTCTGTCGAAAGTGGCAAATACAGGCTTACCTGCGCCGTAGGCACAGCCGCCAGAATCCTGTCTCTGATAGCCTCGCGAATCACAGCGTCCATTACGGCAGCACCAGTGCGTCAATCAGTCGCCGTCGCACGGCGGCTTCAATCCGGTCACGGCTGGCGCGCCAGCCTCTTTCGTAAAAGTTCCGCGCGCGAATCCCGCGCCTGCCAATCGCGCGCGCTACCAAGAAAGCGTTCAAGTGGAACAGTCCCTTCAACACAATCCATCTTTGAATCGCAGCGACTGGGGGCATCTTGCCGGGACGTCGCCCGCCAATCACAAAGCGCGAGTAGAAAACGTCCGAGCCGACAATCAGGCGGATTTCGCTCAAGCGCTGGCGCGTCTGGCGAATCTCAACTCTCGTGCGAATCGAGTTGAGAAAACGCCCTGAAGCGATTGCGTCAGCCTCGCGCACCTTGTCTTTGACAGCGCGCGTCAAAATCGCACCAGCGCTACGTCCGATTGCAGGTGCTTCACGCCTCAGCTTCTCGAACTGAATCGCGATCCGACGCTCCACCAGCTTAGTCAAAGAACTGCTCACGGCTGCTCTCCAGTCCTGCGCACAACTGTTCCTGTCAAAGCCCAAATCCGCTTTGACTGGCTTTGCGGTTCCTGGCGCTGCGTAACCTCAATCTCAATCTCGCCCCACGCCAGACGCTGTGCCCGTGCGATCTGGTCACGTGTCACCTCGTCACTTTCCGCAATCAGCACGCGCCACGAATCACCGAGTTGTTCAGCGTACCAACCGGAAGCTACTTGCACGATTTCTTCTGGCGCGTCGTTTGCGTCGTTGATACGGCGTAGCGACAGCGCTGTATCGCCCCAAAACAGTCTCCGCCGGACAGACAGCCCGACGGCGTAAGGTCTCGTTACTTGGATTGCCTTAGCCACGGCGCGCTTCTCCCCACGAGCCGCCCATCAGTGCCGCCGGGTTGTAGCCCAAGCGGATAATCAGCCGACGTCGCACCACGGCGCGATCACGCTCCACGTCGTAATCCAGTCCGTCGCTTCCAGTTGGACGGATTTTTTCCGTGCCAAACCCTAAAGCGTCCCACTCTTCAATGTCGGCGCGAGTTGCTTGACGCTGCACCGGCGTCAAGTCGTTCACCGCGTTAGCAATCGAGTCAATCGAGATAAAAAGCCGCCCGCCGGTGACGATTTCACGCACCTTTTCCAATTCGAGTTGCGTCAACGGCGCGCTACTCTTGCTTTCGATTGCTTCCAGCGTGGCCATGATGCAGCCGCCAAATTCGGTAAGCCCAGAAAATCACAGACAAGAAGGCGGCCAGCAGAAGCAGCGCGTGCGTCACGAGCTTCAGCCAGCCGCTCATCTCGTCCAGCCAGAGCGCGTCAGCAGCAGCAAACGCTACCCAAGCCAGGAAAAACTTGACGGCGTAGTGTTTGTGCTCCAACGCAATCTGCATAATCAGGACACCTCTTCGAGAACGTACGCTCGGATAGTCCCGGCTGCGCCCGTCCCGGTTGAAAACGCGATCTGTCCACTGGCGTTGATGAATCGCGCCGACTCCAGCACTACGAAATAGGTAGTGTTGGCTGCGGTTGACAGAACGAAATTCCCCAACGGACGGAACGACGGCGGATTGACGCCTTCGATAAAGGTGATGTCTCCAGCAGCCGTTGCGGTAATCTGCAAAAGCAGCCGGTGCCCCTTCTTGATTCCGTTCGGCAACGAGATTGTGTGCGATTGTGACGCGGCATAAGTCAGCCCCGCAGGGAGCGTTACAGGAGTTGCGCCAACCAACACAGGATCAAGATTCGCCATTGCTCTGCACCTCCCTTAGCTGAAGCTGACAAACGCCATCGCAAGCATTTCAGGTCGAACAACCTTGCAGCCGTACAGGTAAAGCGACTTGACTGCCTGCCCGAACCGGCGCTCAGGGCGATACACTTCTGTCGCTTGAATCAGCGCAACAAATGAAGTGGCGTCGCTAACACCAGCGATGATGCGGTGGACGTTGTTTTGGATCGGGACGTTGTTGCTCACAATCACGTCGAACCCAGCAATCGGTCCAACAAGCCCGTTTGCCAGCGCCGCCTGTGATTGCTGTGCCGCTGTGAATACACAGTTTTGGTGAATCAACAGCCGCGTCAGGAATAGCGGAGACACCACCACCCAGCGACCGCTACGTGGTACGTTTGCCTCGTCTAGTTCACCAGCAAGACGCACCAGCGTTAGATAGCTGTCGTTTGTTGCGGTGGAGTTGATCGTAATCGGAGACTGTTGCGAGCCAACGCGATTAGCGGCTGCCACGTCCGCCGCCATCTTGCCCGCCACGTGCTGGTCAGCCGCGTCGGCAAGCTTGTATGCCGCGCTACGGCTAGAGACTTCAATTAGGTCGTACGGCGACGTTGCCCTGTCAATATCATCAATCGCAAAGTGAACCGCCTTCGCTTGGTCAACAACGAGCGTCGTTGACGCATCGTTCAGCGCTTCTGGCGCGGCGAGATCAGTATTTCGAGTGTAGTCAATGACAGTGGGACTCGAGAGCATCGGGATACGCACAGTATCGCCGACGCCACGGAGCTGGCCTTCGTATTTTCGATTGACGCAACGCGGGCTGGCGTAAACAAGCGCTTTTTCAAGCTCTTCTTCGAGTGTCGCAGCCCAAACTGTGCCGATAACGTGTGAAAACGCCACGGGCGGGATACCTCCACGAGATTCTTGCGCTCAAGCGTCTCGCAGGGCATCCCGCCCGTTCAGCGCCTTCCGGTTTGATTTCAGATTAGCCGATTACACTTTTTGACGCAATACTTCCCGCACTTCATCAAGCCGCGCGCGGATTTCTTCCGGCGTCATTTTCTCGAGCGCCTCGCGCGTTAGCTTTCCACCGGACACCAAAGTCCCTTGTGGCGTCCCGGAGCCTGCAACCGGGCGTCCGTAGAAAAACGGAAACTCCTTTTGAAGACGCTTGCCAAAGAAGGTAGCAGGGTCGTCTGCCACTGGCGTCCCGTCGGCATCCAGAAAGACAATATCCGCACCTCGTAACTCGTAGCGTCCGTCCAGCAGCTTCAGCAGGTTGTTCACGTGCGCTGGCGCGACGCCAGCCGCAAGCGCCCACTCCTTCAGCGAGTACTGCACGCGCTCGCGTTGCCGGGCAGCCTCAATTTCGTCACGCTCCCGACGCAATTCTTCTAGTTCCTTACGCAACGCCACAATGCGCGGGTCTTCTACTTCGGCTTCAGTCATTGGGCGGAGTTTTCGCTCCAGCGCTTCAAGCTTACGCCGTGCTTCACGATGCGCCTCGCGTTCTTTGCGTAAGGCTTCTTTGAGTGGCGTTGGGTCGTCTACCTGTACCGGTAGCACAAATTTGCCGTCGCGCTCTTCGTAAAACGGACGCAACGGCTCCGGCACGGCGTCCAAAGTGTCAACCTCAATAGGTAGCGGCTCCGGCATAAACAACCTCTAGCGATAGATTATCGTACACTTGCAGCGCGTCCGGCACACAGACGCGCCAATCGGCGGAATCACGTCAATGGGCAGCCACTTGCCAGCCCACTCAAGGCAGTCCGGGCAGTGTTCAGCGATCCCTAAGACGCGCTTAGCCTCGGTGTAGCCTACTGCTTTGTGTTTGATTCGCTCCAAGTCGGAAAACGTCCCGTAGGCAGCTCCGGCGTAGAGTTCCGCACGCGCGATAAACCGCCCGTCAACAGGCAGGTCTTGCGCATCCCATCGGCGCAAAAACTCGTACTGGCGTCGCACTGCCGCACCAACGCGCCCTAAGTCCGCTGGCGTTAGCTTGTCCAGCCCGCCAGCAGCAACGGCAGCGTGCATCAAATGCAGAGCCTTGATGCGCGCCTTCATTGCAATCACCCACTCGACGCGCGAAATTTCGCCGTCACGTAATTGACGCGCCAACTCACGCATTTCTTGCCCAACGCCACGGCGTACGCGGTCAAGCTCTGCCAACACCTTTGCGCGCGCCACAAAGCGACCGTTGGGTGCGATATAACGTTGCGATTTTTCGCTCCAGCGGAATATTGGTTTTGCTGTAGTTTTACTCGGCATCGAGTAACCTTGGAATCAGAACAGAATATCTTCTCGCAAGGGCTCGCGCATAAGTGAAGTCTTGCGTCTCAAACGCAATTTCGCCTTCCAGCTCCGTTTGGCTATACGTCCACCTCTTAGGCTTCTTCGGTTTCTTCTTCGGCTTGATTTTCCTCACTACTCCCTCCCCATTGATTGGCAAGGCGTTCGAGTACGATAGCCGGCGTAACTCCTGCTGGAAGCGCGCCGGACTGCTCTAGGGCTTCAAGGTAGGTCTCAAGGTCAAGATCTCCGGCACGACGAGCGGATTCCAGCAGCGGCAAAGCCTGTGTCCAGTCTGTCGTTGCGTCAAGTTCCGTTCCGATTTGCACGCTGTTCGCAATGCTGTCGGTAGGAAGCCCCAGCATTGTCAAGTGCCACCACAGGCAGTTTTCCAGCGCATCACGGCACGATTGCGCCGCGTCACGTAATAACGCGGTGCGCATTGTATGCAGGTGAATTGCTTCCGTCGCCGTGCGATTTTTCGTATCGCCAACAGCCAGCGACAGCGCTTGCATTTCACGCTCAATCCTATCCAGCGCGCTAGCCGCCGAGCCGATACCAGCGCCGGAAATCTCTACATACTCCAGCGACTGCTCCGGCTGAAGCAGCGCCACAGCAGACGGCGCAATACGCAGCGTCTCGCCTTCCGGGATTCCCTTCGCCGTCAGGATAGCCACACACGCCAAGTGGAGATTGTATTTGTAATCGGAATAAGTCTGGTAGTACTCAGTCTCGCGGTACGCCAGAGACAGAAACGGCGAGTGCGCTACGAACGGCGCGTCCGGCGGCACAGCGTACAGCGGCACAATCGGAATTGCCGGCAGCGGTAGCGTAGTCTGAAAGTCCACCACGTAACGCGGCTCGCGCTCGTGCGGCTCCTGCACTTCGCGATAGACAGTCACCACGACGCCTTGTGGCTCCAACGTGAAAACACGGTAGCGAGTCACAACCCGTTGCGTGAATTGCCCGTCCGGTTCGATTGCTGTTTCCCGGACAACAGCACGCACCAAGACAAGCTCACCGTTGACGCGCTCATGCCGCCAGTTGATTACGTCGGCGCGGTGGCGCAATACCCAGTACGGGCGTCCGCCTTCCGCTGGCGCGTCAATCAGAATAAACGCCACGCCGTCACGCAACGCTGCTGCAAGAGCCTGTGCAATAAACCGGTCGCCGTGCGTCCCGGCAAGGTCAATATCCTCCCAGTGCGATAAGAAAACTGGTGGAACTTGTTCGGCAAATTGCACGCCGTCACGCACGATTAGCCCTACGGTTTGCTGGATTGTACGGGCAAAAACGCCAGGCAGGACGGCGGTTGTCAACCGAGCGCGCCACGTGTCCTGTGCTTCGAGAGGGAAGCGTGGAAGCAGGAACTCACCTTCAGCACGCGCCGCGCGCGTCCCGCCCCACAAGGCAGCGCAAGTGCGCAGCTCTTCAAGGTAGGGCGAAAGCAAAGGTGATACTGCTGCCGGAACGTCTTTGTTCGTCACAGTCTATTGACTTCCGCCGTTCTGATTTTGACGCAAGCAACCATCAGCTCTTGAAGCTCGTCTTGCTTATCGGACAACTCATTGATTGCCACAACCAGGTCTTCAAGTTTTACTTCAAGACCAGCTTCGTTTAGGTCTTTCTGAGTGATTTTATCGAGTAGCCCAAGCGCGCGCTCGGCAAGCAAAACGGCTTGTGCACGTGCGTAAACGTCCACACATAACCCGGCTGCACGCTGAATCTCGTAGATGTGCGCTTTTTGCGCCTGCGTGAGCATATCAAGCCTCCCACAGTCCAAAGTCAATCATCAGTTGACGCAATGCGTTGACGAGCGTGATAGCTGATGCCAAATCAGTCGCCGCCGGCGGCGCGGTTGTGCGCGGGATAGGCGTTGCGCCAAGAACAGACACGCGCGGTTGAGTTCCGTCGGATTCTACAGTAAACCCAACACGCTCGTTTGACGCGGCGTCGCACGCCACCATGTCAGTGCGTCCCCGGCGCGTAGGCGCAACGTTGTCGAGCCAGCGGAAAACCATGCCCCCGGCGTAGCGTCCATTTTGCCCATCCGAAGTCGTTATCTGGTGCAGTAAATAGAACTTTGTCTCAGCCTGACGCGGCGGGCCGAACTCGCTCGAAAGTATAAAGTGCCGGGGGGCGGTAGCAAACGCTCGCGCGCCAATAGCAGTTGCGCCGCCGCCGAGAAAGTTTCCGGCTCCGGCGGCAATTCCGACAACAGTAACTTCTGAGTTTCCTGCGCCGGTGCTGCCGGAAAATCCTACAATAACGCACTCGTATCCATTTTGCACCCCGGCGGAAACGCTTGCGCCCACGGCGGTAGAAAATGAGCCAGCTATAGCGGCACGCCCTATCGCTGTCGCGTGCCACCCCAACGTCTGCGCGATAGACCCCACCGCCGTTTGCCAGTTTGCGGCCGCGATTGTCTGTCCAACGCCAAGCGAAGTGTTTTCTGTTCCCGCCGGCAGCGTTGTTCGCCCCAACGCAATCCGGTTGGTCGCCGTGTCAAGCTGGTAGCGATTCAGCTTGTTTTTATCTTCTGGAATCAGCAACCCGGCGTTTGTGGTATCGGCTTGCGGAATCGTTGCTGGCGTGCCCGTGCTACTTGTAACCTGCCCGCTGTCAGGCGCGGGGATATAGCCCAAGTCAGTCGCGCCACCGCTTGCAGACAGCACGCCGCCAGACAGAGAAAGATTTGCGCCAATCTGGATTTCTTCCGGCGGCCCGGCAGTCGCGCCGCGTCCAAGCAGGCGGTTGGGCGTCACGTCTTGAATCTTGTCGTATAGCACCGCGCCGTCTTGGATTTTTGGCGTCGTGACGGCGTTCGGTGCAATCTTTGACGCAGTGACGGCGTTTGATGCGATTTTTGGGCCAGTCACCGCGCCGCTGGCAAGGTGCGTCGTATCAATCGAGTCACTCGCTACAGACGCTTGCGCCTGACCGGGCGTGGTGAAATCCCACTCAACAGTTGCGCTATCGGTAACAACGCGCTCGGCGGTCAACGTCGAGTCAGCAGCCGCCACAAGATATTGTGCATCAACCGGCGCGCCGCCACCACCGCCAGTAGCGCTAATAACTCCAGTCAGGGGATCAATCGTGACCGTCGTGCCGTCCACTCGTACGTGCCCCAAGACGCCAGACGGGCCAACGCCGGCGATTTTTTGCTCATGCGCGTCCAGTAGGACTTGCCAGTTGTTCGGCGGCGTTGCGTTACTCAACAATAACGCTTGCAACGTGATAGGCGTTGCGCCCGGCGGCACGACAATCGTGCCACGCCAGCCGTCCGGGAGCGTGACTTCTATCTCGATACCGGTTGGCAATTGGAGCGTTGCGTCACCATTCGCGTCAGTCGTAACTGTATAGACGCGCGAGGGATACACGTCTACTGGCGTAGACTGACCCTTTTTGAGGGGACGGAAGGTAACGCGCGCGTTTGCCAGCGGCTGATTCGGAATTTCTGCGAGTGAAAGATTAACAGTGCGCACAGCTAATCCCTTTTGCGTCCACGCAAAATTACCTGGTCAATAACGCGCTCGGCGGTTTGCCCTGGAGTTGTCGGCTTCGCGTTTTCCGGCGGGAAGTGCTCCGGAAAAAGCGAGCGCCCTAACGCCGTAGCGACGGCGGCAACGGTTCCGGCAATAAGCGCCAGCGTCTGGTACTGCGGAAACGTTGCGGCAATCAGCGACCCCACAGTAGCGGCAAGCGCCAAAACGGTTACAAAGCGGTTTGGAGTTTTCACGGCTCACCTCGGCAAGTAGCTGAACTCTGTCCGGTATTGAGGCTTGCGAGGTCGCCAGCCCCACACTGCGTAGCAAACCGCGTCAGCGCGGTCAGGAGACCGTCCTAGGCGTTGCCGCACAGCATCCTTCGGCTCTAGCAGTATCCTACCGCGCTGATAAGAGTAACGCAACGCCGCAAGCTCGTCTTTCAATTTGCGGTCGTCAGGAAGCGCCACGTCACGATAACGCAGATGTTCGGCTAACACCCAGTAGGACTCTGCCCGCAGGTTGGCAAACTGTCCGTCGCGGATAGCAGCTTCCGCGCCGTTGAAGGCTTCCACGTTCAGCTTTTCCTTGCGCAGAATATCCGTCAAGCCACCACCAAGCCCGGCGTCGTCAACGACAATGCGGTGCTGGCGGTACTGAGAGAGAATAAGTTCGGCAATTGTTGTGATTGGCGATTTTCGCAGCGTGTGCAAGATTGAAATCGCGCCGTTGCGTGCGACACCGGCAATCACGGTTTCGTCGTTGCCAAACCGCGCAACGTCAACGCCTATCGAAACAAGCGCGTCCGGCTGACGCGCATCGCTAGATAGCATTGCCGCGTCAAAGAAAGCGTTCTCGTCACTATTCCAGTCAACGAATTCCGCGAGATATTCCTGTCGGAAAACGTTTTCAGGAAGCTCGCGCTGGCGTTCGGCAATTTCTTCGGCAGGGATGAACGGATTAGCGGAAGTTGGGGCGGTAAAAGAAGCCCAATCAGGATAATCAGGGTCTTCGCCGCGCCGGTAAAGTTCCCAGAAATAGTTGAGTCCGGCGGGGGTAGAAATGAACCACGCTTCACCACGCAGGTCGGTAAGCGTCGGCGCGATAGCGTGTTCCCAAGCTTCTTTGAGGTGGCGCGCGTAGGCGGCTTCGTCTAAAACCACGCGGGCGTATTTTCTTCCGCGCCCTACGTCGGGGCGTTCAAGTGTCCAACCGTCAATTGAGCCACCGTTGATTAGCTCGATGCGCATTTCGGCGCGGTTTGCACGCCGCGTCAGCGGGCGAAGCGTCCGCTCGATTCCCGACCAAACTTCCAGCAGTAGCTTGTAGCTGGGCGCAAAAACAGCAACCGGGCGTCCTTCAATTGCGCCGCCGGGCGCAAGCGTAAGCCACTCAGTTGCGAGAAGCGTTTTGCCGAAGCGCCTTCCGGCAGCGACGACTTTGAAGCGTCGCCGGTCAGCCAAGATAGCGAACTGCGCCTTATGCAGCGTCAGCTTCGGCAATCGGACTGCGAGAGCCGGCATTAGCTACGCATTGCTTTCATTTTACGGGCTAGAGCTTTCTGTCGAGACTCACCAGCACGTTGGAAAAAGCGCAACCCCTTGCGCGTGGTGTGCCACTTACCTCCTGATGCGGCCATAATCACCTCCTGACGAGTTCACAATACGTTAGCGTTTCGTTTTCGACGACATCGAAGACTTCGGGTTCCCAGCCACCAGGAACGAAGACGTAAACCAGTTCGCCGAGTTCGTCTTCGTAGAGCATCAACCCATTGGGGGTATGCTCTCCTGCTAACGCAATATAAGGTGAAACCAGCCGTGTTGGGTAGTCGAAAATCTGCCAGTAGGCGCGTAGGACGCCAAGGATGTCGCGCGGGCACTCGTGCGCCTTGCGCCACGTCTCTCCGGCTGTAATCAGGTTGCGGATGCTGCGGCCAAACGGCTGAACGAATTCCTTGTACCAGGCCTTGTCTTTTGGTAGCCCCACGTCGCACCATGCAGCGAGGTTTTCAACGCCGAACATGACGGGCTTACCGCCACCCAGTTCTGTTAGGTGCTTGAACCAGCCTGTAAGTGTCGGCCAGAACGGATAGCCAAGCTCAAAGTAAGCGTCCCAGAAGTCGAACGGTGAATCGGCATCACCAAAAACACGAATACCGGCGGCACGCGCGTCATCACACCAGGCAGCGATAACACCGGCGTCCGGTGGTAGTTTCTTGAGTCCGTATTGAATCCACTCTCCGAAGCGCTGTTTAGTGTGCGGCGTCATTGCCGCTACCTGAAAACGTGAGAGGTGAAGCGGCTGAACCCAGATGTGCGTCACATCGGCATCAAGCAGGTCGTACAGCAGACGGTCTGTGTCCAGCCACCAGTCCGGCACGAACGGGTTGATGCCGGCGACAAGGTGATGCCCGTGACGCTTAATTTCAGCAATCAGTTCGAGCCGCTGACGGTGGGTTGGCGCAGCCGGTTCCGCTTCGCGCAAAAAGGCTTCGTTGTCGGAAGTGAGCGAGACGTACCACATTGTCGGCTTGCCAGAGAGAGCAAGTTCGATAGCGGCGCACTCACCACCGCGCGTTTGATAGCTCCAGTTGAAGCCAAGCGGGGTTAGGGTTTCGTAGAGACTGATGAACGCCTCGGCGTTTGATTTCGCGAACGGATCAACGGTATTGCTGGCAAGTGCCGGATAACCGCGCACGGCAAGCCAGCGACAGGGGTCTTGATCGTCGAGGTTGTGTTCGGTAAGGCTTCTGACAAGTTGACGCAAAAACGAACCGTCGAACCGGCGGTTGGGGTTGTTCAGGGTTGCGAAGCAGTAAAAGCACCCGTGCGAGCAACGATTCAGGTCGAGGTGAAGCGGCACGGGTGAAACCAGAAACTCGCCGGTATAGACACGCAAACTCACTGATAGTCCTCAATCAGCTTTGCAATGACATCAGACCAAGTACCGCCCATGCGCTTGCGCAAAAGCTTGAGTTTTTCGTAGGCAGCGCGGGGTAGGTTGACAAGCAACGGGTAAGTGATAGGTGCGGGTTTAGTTTCGGCGGACTTGGGCTGCCTAG